ACATGCACTTTGGGTAGGGAGAAATCTATCACGCCTTAATGAGGGTGAAGTCTTATTGCATCATGGAGCACAATTTCATGTACATGAAACAGAAGTCGCCAAGTCGGATCACGATAAGCCTAGAATTACTATTGTGCATCATGCCACTATAACTCATGATGGCGTCAAACCTACTGGTCTGAAACCACCACGGCGCAAAAAATTCTTGTCTCGTTTGCTATCCAGAAAGAAACCTGTATGAGATGCAGACAGCAAAGGTTATGTACATAACGTACTGAGACAAAAGAAGAAATGATATGGCAGAAGACAAACTAGCAAACGCGTTGGATATCGCACCAATGACACAAACAATAAATGTTCCTGCCAAAAGGCATGATGTTGATAGTGATGAACAATTTGCAGAAGTTCAATCAAATATACGTAATGCAGCAGATGTAGGAGAAATAGCTTTACAAGAATTGGCTCAAATTGCATCATCTAGCCAACATCCAAGAGCATATGAAGTCGTATCTACATTGATGGGTCAAATTGTCAATGCAAATAAACAGTTACTTGAAATTGAAAAATTAAAACTTGAAATCGAAAAAGAAAAAAATGGTGGTCAAGTAGAAGAAGCAAAGGTCGTAAATAATAACCTATTCGTAGGTTCAACTGCTGAACTATTAGAACAACTAAAGAGTAAAAAAGAATGAAATCATTTTTTAATTTTATTCTAGAAATGAATATAACTGACTTGGGCGATGGTTTTACTGTTCATCATCATGATTTAGGTGATGGTCATTCAGCAATGGTAATGTTTCAAAAAACTGGAAATAATGTAACAGTAGATTATACAATTCATACACCAGAAAAACCAGAAGGAACCACTGAAATAGGTCATTTACCACGTAGTAAAAGTGTTTCAACAATAATGAAAGTTCGAAAATCTATTAAACAACATTTGAAACAAAATCCAGAAACCGAACACATAACTATGCATGGTACAACTGATAGACAAAGAGAATCATATACCACAATTGGTAAAAGATTAGGAACAATCAAACCAGTTGGACCACATGGAATACAAGTAAAAATAAAAGATAATCAAGAATTTAAGTAGGAATACATAAATGACCCTTACAGAACAATACCAACTATGGTTAGAAGAACAGGAACAGCTTGACGAAATCCTTAATATGATGAGAGATTATCATCAAGCATGGAAATTGCATGTTCGTGCTGAACAGAAACGCAATAATCCTCTTGCAAAACATGGTGTTTTAGGTCCTACTGTTGCAGGTATTGCTGCATATGCTAGTGGTCCTCTTGGTCATCATATAGCACATGCTGTTCATCATTTGGTAAACGGGAATATCGAAGGAGCAGCAGTCCATGCTGTTGCTGCTGGTGCTATGGCAGGATTAGCTCATCATGTAATTGGAGGTCATTTACGAGAAACACACAAAATATTTAAAAAACTTCGTGCACAAAGAAAACAAAATCCAGTAATGACAACAGAAAGTACACATATTGATAATCATCTTGAAAAGGCTCATGAAATTGTAAAACATCATGGTAAAGAAGATGAAATTGAAAAAATGATTGAGATATTAAAAGGAATAAAATAAAAGATAATTGATATGTCTGAAGGGTATCGTGGTTCTCATAATTTAAAAAAATCGAATGTTGCAATTGAATGGACACAAGAACTTTTACAAGAATTCGTGAGTTGTTCTAGTGATCCAATTTATTTTGCTGAAAATTATATGAAAATTGTTAGTGTTGATAAAGGTCTTATCACGATACCATTGTATGATTATCAAAAAGACATTATATCAACTGCAAAAGATAATCGATTTACTGTTGCAGAATGTAGTAGACAAAGTGGTAAAACAACTGCAATTACTGTTCTTGTTTTATGGTATATAATTTTTCATCCAAACAAAACTGTTGCAATATTAGCAAACAAAGCAGATACTGCAAGAGAAATACTAAGCAGAATTCAACTTGCATATGAACACTTACCGAAATGGTTACAACAAGGTGTAGTTGAATGGAATAAAGGTTCATTTGTTCTTGAAAATGGGTCTAGAGTTCTTGCTGCTGCAACATCATCAAATAATATCCGTGGTTTCTCAATCAATATGCTTATCATCGATGAGGCAGCATTTATCGATGGTTGGGATGAATTCTTTACTTCAGTATTTCCTACTATATCATCTGGAGAATCTACTAAATTAGTTCTTGTTTCTACAGTTAACGGACTAAATCATTTTTATAAAATTACTTCACTTGCAAGACAAGAAAAAAACAACTATAAATTGATTTCTGTACCTTGGACACGTGTTCCTGGTAGAGATGAAAAATGGAAAGAAGAAATACTTGCTGGTATGAATTATGATTATCAGAAGTTTCGACAAGAATTTGAAAATGAATATCTTGGTTCATCTGGAACACTGATTGCTGGTTGGAAATTGCAAGAACTTACACCTGCAACAATTCTTAATGAAAAATTTAATATTATTCAATATGAAAAACCCGAAAAAGATAGATTATATGCATTAATTGCAGATGTATCACGTGGTAAAGGATTAGATTATTCTGCAATACAAGTTATTGATATATCAGAAATGCCATATAAACAAGTACTATCATTCAGAGATAATATGATTACTCCAGGTGATTTTGCTGAAATGGTTCATAGAATAGGAAGACAATATAATAATGCAGCTGTTCTCATCGAAGTAAATGATATTGGACAACAAGTTGCTGAAACATTATATTTTGATTTTGAATATGATAATATGTTATTCAGTGAATCAGCTGGTCCTTCTGGTAAAAGAATAACACAAGGATATAAATCAAAATCTACAGATAGAGGTATTCGGACAACAAAAACAGTAAAATCTGTTGGTTGTTCTATGTTAAAATTATTAATAGAGCAAAATCAATTAATCATCAATGACTTTGATACAATTAATGAATTATCTACATTTTCAAAAAAACATAATTCTTTTCAAGCAGAATCAGGATGTCATGATGATTTAGTTATGTGTTTAGTATTATTTGCTTGGTTAACTGAACAACAGTTTTTCAAAGGAATGACAGATATTAATACCATCATTAAACTTCGTGAACGATCTGAAGAAGAATTGGAAAATGAATTATTGCCGTTTGGTTTTATTAATGATGGATTAGATGATGATATGGTGCAATTTGAAGGCAATGATAGATGGATGATAGTTGATCAAAATCTCTTTTTTAATAAATAATTTAAATTGAGTTTTTAATAATAACAATCCTAAAAGGGAGATAACGATGGCAACTTCATTAATTTCACCAGGTGTAGAGGTTAGAGAAATTGATCTCACCACTATTGTCCCTTCAGTTACCACTACTGAAGGTGCAATTGCAGGTGTATTTCGTTGGGGACCAATTGATCAAAGAGTCCTAATTGATTCTGAAACACAACTAGTAAATCGTTTCGGAAAACCAACTAATCTAAATGCCGAAACATTCTTTACAGCAGCATCATTTCTTGGATATGGCAACCGTCTATACGTATCAAGAGCTGCAAATACTGTAGGTATCACACCTAATATTACAGCAAATGTTGAAAGTGGTAATTCTACAGTTACACTATCCACAGGCAATACTTCAGAACTAGAAGTAGGTTTAATTGTTATTTCTGCAGGTGATTCAACTCTCAATGTTGGTGCAACTATCGGTTCTATTGTAAATAGTACTGCATTTACATTATCAGTTGCTTCTGATGCAGCAAATACTTCAACTGAAGTAGCTGTTCAATTTGTGTCTAATACAACATTCTCAGCTGTTGCAAATACTGGACCTGTTGCAAATCTAGAATATCAAATTGTTAAAAATGAAACACACTTCGAAGAAAAAGAAGGTACATTTGATTCCGATGTCAAATTCGTTTCTAGATTTCCTGGTGAACTAGGTAATTCACTAAGAGTATCTGTTTGTGGTAATTCAGATGGATTTAGTTCTTCTGTTAACCTAGCATCATATGCTACAAAGGCAACATTCCCAATTATAGTAAATTCCAATACTGCTACTTTTGCGGTATCAGGTAATTCAACTGTTGGTAATACTGAAGTTTCTGCTAATATTGCATCTGCAAAAACACTTCTCAATGTTACTGATAAAATTGAAGTTGGTAATACACTTATTGGTCTACAATATCTAACTATTACATCTATTGGTAATACATCAACTTTTGGTACTACTGCAAATCTTCAGTATCTAATAGCATCAGGTGGTAATACCATTGTTTCAGTTGTTAATTCTTCTGCTAATACTGATGCATCAACATCAAACACTGATGGTTTCTCTGCAGGTATGTTAATTACTTCTGGTAATACAAATCTTGTAGATTTAGTTGTTAACAATGTTATTAACTCTACTGCATTCCATGTTACTTCTGCACCAACTGTAAATGTTGGTACACTAGATACATCAGCAGAAGAACATACCATTTCACCAAGAGCTACATTCCAAGTATCATTTGAGGATGAATTCAAATTAGCTTCTGATTATACTTTCGATTCATCTAATACAGCAACACAATCAGTTCCTCGTTATTGGGAATTCTTTAATCTCGTAGATACCGCACCTGGTCAATCTGATTATGTAATCAACTTTGGTAATTCATCAATTAACTCTGATGAAATGCACATTGTTGTTACTGATGAGGGTGGTAAAATTACAGGTGTTCCTGGAACAATTCTAGAAGTTTATCGTGAAGTATCTCGTGCTACTGATGCTAAAACTATTGATGGTGGTGCTAATTATTATCAAACAGTGGTCAATGATGCATCTCAATACATTTATGCTGTTAATGACATTTCAGGTGCAGCATCTCAAACAGCTGAAAATCTAGTAAGTTCAACTCTTGATGTTGTTCACTATGATTTCAAACTTGGTAGAGATGGACAAAATGAATCTAATATTCCTCGTTCTGTAGTTACTGCAGCATATGATTTATATAAGTCTACTGAAGATGTTGAAATTTCTTTAGTTCTTACAGGTAAATCCACATCATTCCAACTAGCAAATTATCTTATTGATAACATTGCAGAAGTTAGAAAAGATTGTATTGTTCTTTGTTCACCACAAAAAGGTGATGTTGTAAATAACATTGGTAACGAAGCAGATGCAGTTGTTGCATTTAGAAACAATCTTCGTTCATCATCCTACGGTGTACTTGATTCTGGTTATAAGTACATGTATGACCGTTACAATGACATTTACCGTTATGTTCCATTAAATGGTGATACAGCAGGTCTTTGTGTTAGAACTGATAGAACAAATGATCCATGGTTCTCACCAGCTGGTTATAATCGTGGTCAAATTAAGAATATTATTAGACTAGCATTTAATCCACGTCAATCAGAACGTGATACACTTTATAAGAATGGTGTTAATCCAGTTGCAACATTCCCAGGACAAGGAACTGTTCTATTTGGTGATAAGACACTACTTTCTAAACCAAGTGCATTTGATAGAATCAATGTTCGAAGACTCTTTATCGTTCTAGAGAAAGCTATTTCTAGAGCATCAAAATACACTCTCTTTGAATTCAATGATGAATTTACAAGAACACAGTTCAAAAATCTTGTAGTTCCATATCTACGTGATGTCCAAGGACGTAGAGGTATTACTGATTTCTTAGTTGTATGTGATGGTACAAATAATACACCAGAAGTTATTGATAGAAATGAGTTTATTGGTGATATTTACATCAAACCAGCTCGTTCTATTAACTTCATTCAGCTAAACTTCGTAGCTGTTCGAACAGGTGTTGCATTCTCTGAAGTTGTTGGCAAGTTCTAATGAAAAATTAAGGGGTTTTTATTATAAATAATAGTAGAAACCCCTTACAATAAGTCATTATAAATAAAAATAAAAGGAGTCATAAATGGCTTTCAATATCGAAAATTTTAAAGCAGAAGGACTTGCTTCAGGTGGTGCAAGACCATCCCTGTTCAAAGTATCACTACCAGATTGGCCAGGTTCTGCATCTGGTCAAGGTCGTAAATTAGAATTTGTTGCAAAAGCTACTCAGGTTCCACCATCAATTCTAGGTCAAGTTGAAATTCCATATTTTGGTCGTAGAATTAAATTGATTGGTGATAGAGTATATACTAACTGGAACATTACTGTAATGAACGATGAAGATTTTAATATTCGTTCATCTCTAGAAAATTGGCATCAAAGTCTCAATGACCATCAAACTAATATTATGAATGGTCAAGTTACTAATGATCCTACTACATATAAAGTAGATGCAGATGTTATTCATTATGGTAAAAGAGGTGAAATATTAAAAACATATAGATTCATTGGTATTTTCCCTGTTTCTATTGATGCAATTCCACTAGATTGGGAAGCTATCGACCAAGTTGAACAATTTGATGTAGAATTTGCTATTGATTACTGGGTTGACTCTGATAATAATCGTTTTGATGCAGGTGTACAAGAGGGAACAACACCACCTCAACCAGCAAGAAGCCCAACATAATAAGGAAATTAATATTTTATGGAAATTTTTGGATTTAGTATTGAACGTACAAAAGATAAGGAAAAGAAAGAATTAAAATCTTTCACTCCTGAAGTAAAAGATGATGGTGCCGTCACTGTTGCAGCTGGTGGCACCTTCGGTACGTATGTTGATTTGGATGGAACTGTTCGAACTGAAGCAGAAC